ACATTAAAGAGTATATCCACCAAAAACGCCCGACGCTTTCTAAATCTTCTTTAACTACTTATGCATCTATTCTAAAAAACCTATTCCAAAAGGTATTCGGTGATGGAACTATTGACTTTAAGAGATTTGATGAAACCGATAAAGTTATTGCATTCTTAAAAGATATTCCCGCCAACCGACGAAAAACAATATTAAGTAGTTTAGTGATAATTACCGATAAAAAACCATACCGAGATTTAATGTTGGAAGATGTAAGGACTTATAATGCAGATATTCATAAGCAAGAGAAGACCGAAGAACAACAAGAGAGTTGGGTTAATACTAACCAAGTCAAAGAAATATTTGATGAACTTAAAACTAATGCAGATTTGCTCTATAAGAAGAAACATTTAACACCCGCAGATTTGCAACAAATCCAATCCTTTATTATTATGGCGGTTTTAGGAGGTATGTGGATTCCACCCCGTAGGTCAAAAGATTATGTGGATTTTGTTATTAAAGATGCAGATAAATCCAACGATAATTTTTTAGAAAAAAACAAGATGTATTTTAATTCATATAAGACGGCAAAAACCTACGGACAACAAGTCGTAGATATACCGCCTATTCTTAAAAAGATATTGACTAAATGGATTGCAGTTAATCCTACCAAATACCTTTTGTTTGATACTAATATGAATAAGTTAAGTAGTGTTAAACTCAATCAAAGATTAAATAAAATATTTGGAGAGAAGAAAGTAGGAGTCAATCAATTAAGGCATACTTATCTTACAGACAAATACGGGCATACTATCCAGCAGAAAGCATCAATAGATAATACTATGGAAGAAATGGGGTCAAGTGCAAATATGTTAGAAACCTATGTTAAAAAGTAAAAGGTAGAAAAGTAGTAAAGTAGTGCGGTAGTTTAGAAGATTTCCATACACTTTTATTTTGCTGGTTGTTGTTTTTATAATATGTTAAAAAAATATTATAAAAAAGTTCTAAAAAGATGCACCAGTTTTCTACTTTTCTACCATTTTAATATCTACTGGTATTCTCATTAGGTCTTTCCCTCCCTTTTCATCTTCACTTGTAATATGAGTTGTTGGACTAATAACATCTATTTCTTTTCTTAATGCTGGGTCGCTTGACTGGAAGAAATGCTTTAATATATATTCATTCTTTTTCCAATCTACACTCTTATTAAGGTCATCAAATAATTCTAAAAAATCTTCTGTATCTTGGTATAAATCCATTCTTCTATTAGGATATGCATTAATAAAATGCAAATAGGCACAACAAAACCAACCACAAGCATTATTCATTAAACTTTGTATATCCTTTGTATTAAATGGAAGATACTTACCCGTATTAGATTGCACCCACTTTTTTATGGATTCACTTGGCGGTGCTCCGTATGGGTCAAAAAACATAGGTTCTAATTTACCATCGGGATATTTATTTACTTGTAAGCAAGTCCAGTGCGTTCCTTCATTATCATTACCTTCTTCATCAACGGAATTATCCAAGTTAATTATATAACTTCTATTGTATTTAAGGGTTCTTGGTAGTTCGTCTTTAAAACAAACCGCTTCTAATGGTATATGCATCTTACCAGCAAGTTCTTTTAATTGGTCGTCGCTCAACATATTATATAATTAACATAGAAATTAATTTTATAATATTATCCCTAAATATATTTTTTAATATAATCCACTACCCTTGCTAAACTTTTGGTATGATGGCGGTAAGAAATGTTGGAACTGGAAATTGCTACTAAATGGTTGTGATTGTAATGCTGGTGATAATGCGGTTTGCATTCCTACAAATCCCGCCCCCTTTCCTACACTTCCCATTTCTCTACTGCGTCCAATCATACCTCCTCTTGCTCTACCAGCATATAACCCAGTTCCAAATAATAATGCGGATTCTTCTGCGTTATGCTGGGCGTTAGTCATACCCGCTCTTTCTTTATGTGCTATTGCATTACCGAGATTTGCTTGACCTAATGCACCATACTTCGTCCCTAATTCTTGGTTCAAAGCATTTAGCAAATGGTTCTGTGCTACTTGTCCCGCTAATGTTGATGCACCAGCACTCTTCGGTCCTCCCGCATTAGAACTAAATGCATTTTGGTAATATGAAGGTCTATCCAAATAATCACTTGCTAAACTGGAAGCACCAGCAACGGCGGGGGCAAGAAAAGGGATAAGTTCGGGTTGAACTGCTCCTAATGCAGTTGCACCAGCAGTTAGACCAGCAGTAATACCGCCTTTTGCATATGGTTTAATAACATCTCCAATCTTATATGCTAAATCTTTAATGTGGTGTTTCTCTAAAAATCGGTCAAACTTCTTACCAAAAATACCCTCACCTTGCATATCGGGGTGAGAAGCGGTTGCTTGATTCGCCATAATCTCTTCGGGTGTTAATGCTAATTCCATACCCTTACCTCTGCTAAATGTTCTTGAAATAGCGTCATACCTTTCGGGGTGGATAATTAGATTAAATCCTTGTCCCGCCATAGCGGGTTTAACTCTAACTCTGTGTCCGTTGCGTAGTTTGCTTAACTGCTTCGGTGATGCATCAATTCTCACTAAACTCATTATATAATATATAGGAAGAAAAAAATAATGACTTTTGCTTAATTAAAAATAATGCTTTTTATGCATTTATATAATAATTAAAGGTTATTATATAAATATTAATTGTTTATTATGCTCTATTTGACTTAAACTCTTGCTCCCGTAAGAATATCCACACTCACATCAACGCCGTATTCAATAAAGCACCACAAATCAATTGCTCTGCCCGAGAAGTTCTGCCCGATGACTTGAACGGATTTAGGGACGCTTTCCTCAACTGGAAGCATTCTTGATACATTAACATAGTAGTAGCAATATTCCATTTCAAATCCAAGAGAGTTAATAAGACCCGAACACAACCCGTCGGTCATACCACCATTAACGCTATTTTCTCCGTAAAGTTGATTATTGAACTGCTCAAAGGAATATCGTTGCTGGTTATAAATTGCATTCTGTCCGCTTACAACTATGTTAAAATTGGAAAGTTGGACGAGTGGTGAAGTGCAACCAGTTCCAGCGGGGTCAAAAGGACTTTGGAAAGCGGGAATACCAGCGGGAAGACCAGTGGAAGGATTAACACCACCAACCGCAGTTGTAGTAGCAGAAAAGAAGGGGATAAGAAGAACCGACTTAATGTTTGCTATTCCGTTGGTTAGAAGGTTATTAAATGTTTGACCCGCTCCAATACCGATGACTTGATACTGGTAAATATCCGTATATTTGATTTGCTTAACTGGGGCAGACAAATATGCTTGCTCAAAGACGGGATTAAATGTGTATGCTGGGATATACAAATAAATTGATTTAGACAACTGACCCGTTCCCACACCAGCAGTAGTCGCCATTTGTCCGTTCAAACAAACTGCACCAACCGACACATTTGCTAAATAACTTCCAGTTCCAAGATTGAGTGCTCCATTATTCGCTTCTTGTGAAGCAATCATTAGGGGATTAACTCCACCAAGGGGATTAGAAACAGATGTAAGAGTATTACTTGTTCCAGCAATCATAGCAATTTGGGTAGTAGTATTGTTTAAGTTCATCGTCATTTTACAGAACACACCTTTTAGCAAGGGGGTCATAGAAAAGAATGAATGAATATGTTTTAAGAAGATGGTTGCAACCACCGAGATTTGTAGAACACCCGAATTAGTAGCATTTACACCATTAACTTTTGTGCTAATATATGATTTCCATACTTGATTGCAACCTTGGGCGGATAGAAGAGTAGAATATGCACTATCGCCAGGGATACCTTGTGGGTCATAGTTAATAAATTGCTGTCTTCGGGCAAAACCCATATTACCTCTACCCCATTCATACACATTATCTAATGTTGTAATATTAGATGCAACAACGGCGTTGGCGGGAGTGTTTCCGTTATTTACCACACCCATACCACTTCTCGCTGCCGCAACATAATAAAGACCAAATGCTAATGGGTCATCGGGGAAAAACCCAATTGTAGAACCTTGGGTAAGAATATCATTCCAAGATAGAGAAGTCATCAACTTAAAGGACGACCACATATTTACATAAGGGGTCTGTTGGATTATGGTAGTTCCGTTGTAATCAAGTGTGAATGAGTGTATCATAGAACCGAACCAATTTTTAAGACCAAGTGCATAATCGGCGGTAGTTCCAGCAGTAGCGGGGGCAAAATTACCCGCAGTTGCTAATTGACCCGACCAAGTCCCAGGACCAAGAAGAGTTAAAAGCAACGGGACGCTTAAATATGCTTCCCGATAGGACATATATTTATTACTATTCGCCAACTGGGAAGTATCCAAAACCGACTGATTTGAATTGTAATTTTGGTTTTGATTATCCAAAATATTCAACCAATCTTTCTTAACAAAGACGGAAGGAGAACCCTCTATTTCTTGTGAAAGGTCAAAAACAAGTTTATCGCAAGACATTATATAATATTAGAAGATAAAAAAATATTATACAAACCGAATTAAATTGCTAAACTCTTTACAAACTAAAATTAATATTCTTAACTTTTTTAGCGGAAGGTTTTAACATAAGGGATTCTAACTTTTTAGAAACATTCCCTAAACCCCTTCCAGTTGGAACGGAAGGACGGGTTGTATCAAGATAATCATTTATACTTGAATAAGATGAACCGCCACCAGCACCGCCAGTTTGCAAAAGCACACTACCCGTTCCTTTACCCCTAATATGATTGCGTCCTAACATTCTTAAATTACCGCCAGTTGAAGTAGGCATATACACTAAACCTCTATGAACCATTATATATATAATACTAATATATAATAATTTTTATTTTTGCTCTAATAATTAACTTTCTAAATGATTTTTTTTCCGCTTGTTTCGTAATCTCATAGCAGTCATCATTAAAGTATTCATTAATGATATTTGTTGTTGTATATCTTTCTCTTTTGCTAAATCACAACCCGTCTTAAAATCTTCCATCATTCGCAATTGCTCTTTATGTATGTCTTGATAGAACTTGTCTAAATACTGCTCGGTTATATCACTATTCATTATATAATTAAGCAAGATATTTTATTTTTGCAATATTAATTAATTCTTTCCACTAGCAAGTCCTACATCTTCGGCATCTCTTATAGTCAAAAGGAAGGTCATATTAGGGTCATTAATTTTAATTGGTGCTAAATCTGTTCCTAAAAGAGTTAATCTTAATTCGTTGTAAGTTCCGTCTATAAGTTTATTCCACATAAATTGCGGTGGTTTCTCACTAATGATTTCGCCAACTGCAACAGCGGGAACAAGTGAATATATAATGGAAGTAGGTTGGGCGTATTTATTGTCTATATTAGACAAAGAAAAAAGAATGGAACTATTTGGTTGCAATTGTGGTGCTTTGGTAGAGAGATAAGATAATGTCCCATTTGCTAATTTACTAATGGTTGTAGAACCGACGGGTGGAGTGTATGCATTATTGGTATTTGAACTGGATACAAAGGTGGAATCAAACCCTATAATGTTGCAAAAATTAGCGGGAGTAGAAAATGATGGATTAAATGATTGCGTTGGTGGGACAAGAGCAACGCCAGTAGTTATATTGGTTGGTGCGGTATAACCAGCAAAAGAAGTTGGAACTAAATATGTATTCAATTGGACGGCATAACGGGTTGGATTCAATAACCATTCTGCATAATATACATTCTGTCCCGCACTATTGATTAGGTATGTTCCATTTGCAATCATAGCAAATTGGAGAAAATCATTTAACTCGCTTACCTCATACAGACCATCGGGAATAGTAATTGTATAGGTTGTTGTAGTTGCACCTTGCGTCCAAGTATAAGTATAAGTATTATTTACATAAGCACTCGTAATATTGAACCAAGAGTAATACATACTAACACTTGATACTGCAATAAAATTATTCTTAAATTGGACGGAGTTAGGGAACTTATAAACCAATTTGTTATTCTGTCCGTCGGGGATTATGTTAGTTTGGTTAAGCACTAAAATCTTCATTATATATTATTACAAGATATTATTATT